CCATTCTTAAATAATGATGAACCATGCGCTTCCGTTGCTTTTAGTAAGCCTAAGGCGTTGCGGCCCATGCTAATGGGAGATAGTCCTGTTAGTCCATCTGTTGAAAATAACTTAAAATGTAATACGTCAGATTGCTCAAGTGTTTCTACTTTGCCGTTTTTAAATGTAACTTGATATTCGACTGTGTAGTCGTCACGTAATTTAGGCATTACAGCGCTTGGCGCTAGTGGTAGTAATTCAAGAACCTTACCGTTGACCTTGTTTATGTAGCTGTAATGATTACCGCGTAAACAAAGGTGAGCAATGATTAATTCTTTATACTCTTGAGCTGTCTGATAATCATTAGGGGCTGTTTTTAATAATCGATAAAGAGGATGTTTTTTTGCTTTAGCTTTACCTTCACCGCTGTCGGTCATTAGAAACAAAGGCAGCATACCAATTGATTCAGCCAAAACTCTAACGCATTGATAGACGGTAGATATCTGTAACGCATTTGCACTTGTTATAGTTATGCCAGCGTCGGATTCATACCAAGTACCTAACATTGAAGCGAGTTGTTCAGAGGTATCTATAATATCCGCGCTCTTAGTAGAGAATGGGTTTAATCTGCTAAGTAGGTTCATATTTATAGGGTTCTTATTTTCAATTCTGTTTTAGTTTCTGCGCCAGCTAGCATTCGGTTAACTGCCATGAATAAAGCCACCATGCCGTCAATCTTGTTGTCTGGGTGTTCTTTATTTGGAAAATAATTTTCATTCTTATCAAGTTTTACAACAATGTTTGAGGCCATCCAATCCATTACCGGGTTTTTTTCTTTATGTAATGAGCCGTTGACCGTCTTAGCCTCAACCTCTTTCATTGCTTCACTTAGATTTTTAACTGTTTGCGGTATCTCTGCCATCGGTGCGCCGTCCTCACTTAGTCTTATTGCTAATTGAGTTGACCCCCACGGATCATAACCAACCGCATGGACATTAAAATCTGTGAGCATTTGCCTCACATCATCCCCAATAACTTCATGGTCGATAATGTCACCGTCAGTTAGTGTCAAATAACCTTGCTTTGACCAGGTATCATACAAATTACCGATGTTTCTCGACTTATTGTAAATCTGATTTTCAGGTAGATAAAATTTGCATATAAAATGCGTAATAGGACCATCATCAAACGCGGCTACTACTGCAGCAACATCGAGCTTGTTCGCTAAATCCATGCCTATGTAACAAGGTAACGTTTTCAAGTGTTCAATGTGTGCACGTTCTTCTAACTTATCCCACTTCAACATATCCAGCCAAGCGACTGCAGCATTAACCCAAATGTTTAAATGTTTAGTTAAAAAGTTATTAAGTGCCGCTGGCATTTCTCGCGCTTTCTTGGCCAGTCTTTGCATATCGTCTAGCTTTTTGGAACGTCCGAGGTTCGGATTAGCTTTAATCCAAGTTGTCTCATCAAACGGATCATCATCTTCATCAAGTGTATAAATAATACCGAAATAAGTATCATCAACAGCAACCCGGTTAAGGATCTTAGTAACATATTCCCGCTGCTCATAACCTACGCCTAACTTGTTAGACCCAGCTGTTGTGATAGCCAGTAGCAAAGGCTGTTCCCTTGCTCCTGTGGCTGTCTCTACAACATCCCAAACGTCGCGCGTTTTATGTGCGTGAACTTCATCAAGTATGGCGCAATGAATATTTAAACCGTCCAATGTGCCAGCGTCAGCGCTTAATGGTTCGAACTTACTAGCGGATTTTAAGTGATGAATATTTAATTTGTGAACACCGAACACCTTTTTAAGTGGCGGTGATTTTTGTATCATGGTCCGAGCATCACCAAATACGATCCGTGCCTGATCGCGAGTAGTAGCCGCTGAATAAACTTCTGCACCGCCTTCAGAATCGAACGCCGTCATATACAAACCAATACCAGAGCAGAAGGTACTCTTTGAATTTTTACGAGCCACTTCAATGTATGCGGTTCTAAATCGACGCTTACCAGATTTATTTTTAAAACCAAACAAGTTGACCAGGATAAAAGTTTCCCAGTCAGACAAGTAGTAAGGCGTGCCGGCTAGTTTGCCCTTAACGTGCCTTACAAAATCAGGATAGAAATTTAAAACCCTTTCTGCAGAGTCAATGCAAAAAGTAAAACTTGGGTTTGATAAATCATCAATGAAACGCTGACAAGCAAGCCTAGTCCACTTACATGCAATCTTATCCCCGCTGATTACATCTTCAGCGTACTCGCAAGCCAACTCGATGGTCATTAGACGTTATATTTGGCCAAAGGATCGTCGTCGTCTGCTTTGTCTATCGCTTGGATCTTTGATCGTGAGCTAGGCGTTAACCCTAACTCAGTTAAATATGCTTTGTGGTTTGTTTCTGCACGTTCTAATTGAGCCACCTGCGGGTATGCCTTCCAAAGTATCTCACCATCTGGCTTAATGCTTTCGTATGCTGTGCCACCTAAGCGCTTAACTTCAATACGCAAACGTCTTATTCTTGCGTAAGTTTCAACACATTGCTCTAGTGCTGATAGATCCGTTTGAGAAATGACACCTAAATCATCAAGAACACTGGCCAATTTTTTCCACTGTGTTTTAGCAATCGGATCTAAATGGCCTGGCACTCTGAGATTCGCAGCAACCTTTTTGGGTTCACTTTTATTTATGGCACGCTTACCGGGGTTGCCTTGAATAAGTTTTAAGGCTGTCGGTACGGGTCTTGGCGTTGCCATTTTGCGTTGTCCTAAAAAAGTTTGAGAAGTTGCGGAGAAAAAAGAAAGCTTTGGCGGCGGTGCTGTATAGTGTTATCAACAGGGATTGCAACCGCCCCTCCCTAGCTGTGGATAAGTATTGTTATTAGTTCATTAATTGAGCATTATGCATCGTATTGTGCATAACTTTATATTAATTTGTGGATAAGTATGCTTATTCTGATCCTGTTTTAATATTGTGGCATCGTTGGCATAGTATCTGAAGGTTACTCAATGAATTATCACCGCCTTTATACTTAGGCTTGATGTGATCGCAATGTGTACCCGTGATAGCCATGCCCTTGAGTAAGCATGACTGACATAGATGCTTATCTCTGCTAAGTACAACCTGTCTAAGCTTACGCCACTGAGCACCATAGCCACGTTGTTCAGCTGTTCCTTTGTCCTTCTCGTTGCCGTTCCACCCTGCTTTTTCCTGATGCTCTAAACAGTAACCACGATGTGAATGGTCCAACACTATGATGGGGCAATGGTTAACCCTGCATGCTTTACCTGGTCGAACTGGCACTGATGATCTTATCTAACTTACTATCTATTAAGTCTAAACGTTTCTCTATCCGTCTTAGGTCCTCTGACCTTTGGGACTTCATAAACTCAATAGATAGTTCGTTGGATGATATGCGCTTATCTTGCTCACCAAAGTAGGTAAGCATACCAACAATAATAACCACTGTTGTTAGTAGATGGCCCACACTAACTGACTTCTCTATATGCCAATCTCTCTTAGGGGTAATGTCTGCCATCGTTATGCCTTACGCCATATCTTTAAGCCTACCGCTGCTAATACTACTGTCTCCATCATAAACCCCATATCTATTCCGGTTGCCTCTAATGCTTTGATTGACTCCACACCAGCGACTAACACCCTATCGTCTTGTGTAAAAGCGAAATAGACTGTACCAATTACTATTAGTAGTATCGGTGCTGTGATGATGATAGTTACATACTCATCTTTCCATGTGCTGTCCGTCTTGCTTGCTAGGATAGCCTCACCCTCTGCATCTGTGAGAGTGATACTGGTTTGGTCTGACTGCTTACCGAGCTTGAGCTTACCTTCTGCAGTTTCTATATTGAGCTTACGTTGTTGCTTAGTCTTAAATATGCCAACAATACCGTCGATTGCTGATGATATAGGATTCTCAAACCAACTCATCTATATAACCATGTAAGTTGTTGTGGCTTAGTTTTATCACAATCGGCATGAATAAAGTCTTTGGCAATACCTATGCGCTTAAACCCAGCCTCTAATAAACCTTTAAGGATCATGTGCCGGTGGTTGCTGTTAGTTGCTTTTATATCTACTGCTAAACCATCTATATGACTAGATGAGGGTGAACCACCAATGCACTTATTGTGTGCCCTGCAGCGTAAGCCGCTTGTAATGATAAATGGAATTTTTGACACAAACCGAGCTGTTGATAGTCTTGCTAATACTTCTTCATTCATCGTGCCAGTTTTACAACCGCATTTGCAGTCAAATTCTATGATGTCGAAATATTTCATTTAATTAGACTCTTTGACATAAAAAAGCCCCGCACAATGGCAGGGCTAAACAGGAATATTACAAAAAACTACGTGTTTATGATTTCACTAACCGCTTTAAACAAATGTAATAGCGTACATACAAAATAGTAATGTATGTATATACAGTAGTCAAGTATTTAATAAATTAAATATAGTGTTTTTGTGTTTAGTTACCGCGCATCCCCTGAGTAATATAGTGAACAGCTGAGGTTTATCATTAAACCAATTATTTAGCGTTTGAGGTGATTGACCTGTTATTTCACACATTTCAGCCAAGTTTTTAAGCCCGGCTGCTTTTGCTTTTTGTGATGCTGTCATTTGTATTCTCTTTTTAGCCCCGAAGGGCCGATTAATTATCTCATTAAATTAATGCCGTTCGGCATATAGTTATCACAACGCTTTTCCATTTCAGGGTTTAATAATACAAATAGATTTTTCCATTCAGCGTAGCTATTAAAAACCTCTTTAGCATTAAATTCACTTATAAATTCACCATCGCTGCCAAAGCTAATTCCGCATGAAGTGTTTACTTCATATTCACCGCTAACAATAGATACGTAACAGGTGCTAAATTCTGTTAATGTCTCGCGAACTTCTGATTGAACTTGAATTGGTAGGGTTTCTAATAATATTTTCATTTTATTTCTCTGCTTGGTTTGTTTCAATACGTACATTATAGAAAACTATTTGATGTTGTCAAGCATTAATATCAAATAAGTTTATAAATACATAGTGTTTTATCAAACTAATTATTTTTATAGAAATAACCATCTAGCCAGCTAACGCAGTTATCAACCAATGATTTAGCCTTGTCTTTACTGTAACCAAGCGTCTGACCAATTGCCCTATAACTAAGGCCGCATACAAAGTACAATTTAAGCGCTCTTATTGATTCAGCATCACCATTGAATAGAAATGCTATGGCTTTATCTAATTCAATCGCTCTGTCGTCTGTGATAGTAATAGAAACGGCCTTAGATTTAACAATAGTATGATTAGACTTTGAGGGATAATTCAGACTTCTGACACCATCATCTTGAGCCCACCAGCCCCATTGATACAATTCATCTGTAATGTTTGATTCAATTTGCATGATAATATTGCCTATTGTTGCGAATATGTTTTTCTAAAGGGCCAACTGGTTTATCTAGTTGCTCGGCTATTTGTTTGGTGCTGTAACC